AGGCGTTGCGTAATGAGCCGCTGGCGCAGGTTTTTCTTCTCTTGTGCCCTTTTTTCCGCTGGAGTGTCCATAATTTCGACATGTAATTTATAGGGCAAAATATAAGCCCTAATGTTAGTGTTTGCTTATCTTATAAGCCGCTAATTTGCTTGGTTCTTAAAATCCCAAATCTCCCATTACCCAATCGCTGTACTGCACAATTTTGCCTTGAAAATACAATAAACGAAATCTGTACAGCAGGGGCGTTTTCACTCGAGAAAACGCTTGCTGAATATAATTTTTGAGGGTATAATCTGTACACACGAACAGTACAAAACTCGTACAAAAAGTTGGCTGTAAGTGCTTGTCAGCATTGGGAAAAGGAGAGAAAAGTGGCAGACGAAAATAAAAAGGTCAAAGGCTTACTGCTACGGGGCGGCATCTGGCACATGCGCTTCACGGTCAAGGGCCACACAGTCGCGGAAACCACCCACACAGGGAATCTACGCGAAGCTGAGCGCATCATGGCCAAGCGCAAGGCAGAACTCATTCAGGACGTTGTTCTTGAAGGCAGGAGTGTGATTAGCGTGCACAAGGCCATGGACGAGTACATCAACTCCCGTGCCACTGCCACTGCCAAGAAGAACGCAAGTTACAACCTTTCCTTTTTCCGACCCGACAAGGACTGTGCTCTCAAGTCCATACAAAAGTCCACGGTCAAAGCCATCATCCAGCAACGGCAGGACGAAGGCAAGCGCATTCCCACTCTCAACTTACATGTGCGCTACTGGAACGCCTTCTGCAACTACTGCGTAGCGCAGAAGTACCACGAACCACCCAAACTTGAAGGCTTCAAGGGTGGAGCAGGCCGCACCCGCTGGCTCACTGTGGAGGAAGAAATCAAGCTTCTCAAGGCACTGGAAGTGCCAACGCGCTACCGAGGCAAGAGCGACTACGTTGACGGTCGCAAGCAGGACAACTACGACATTACGGTGATGCTGCTAGACACTGGCGTGCGCTTCATGGAAGCAGCAAGCATGCACTGGAACCAGGTGGACTTTGAGAAGAACCAAATCTACGTTCAGCGCAGCAAGGGGGGCAAGGACACGGTGTTGACCATCACCGACAGGCTGCGCGAGATCCTGCTGCGACGCCGCCAAATGCATGACACGCTGATCTTCCCCAACAAGGATGGCGTGAACCACAGCAAGCACTGGATGGATGGAGCGGTGAAGCGGGCTGGGATTAGCACTGCACAAGGCCAGATTACCCCACACGTCATGCGCCATACCTTTGCGGTACGCATGGTTCAGTCGGGCCTGCAGTTGCACGAAGTCCAGTACCTGCTGGGGCACACGCACATACAGATGACGGCGCGATACGCCCACTTCATCAAGCAGGACGCAGCAAACAAGGCCGCTCAAGTGCTAAACAAACTCAGCGCTAAGAGCAGCGCAAACGACGTGGTGACTAGCAACGTAGTGCCCCTGGCTGCTTAAACGCGCTGTACACGGTTTTTGAGCCCCGCGTGACGGGGCTTTTTTGCGGGCAGATCAAGTGCTGAGCAAGTGCAGCAAGAACTTAGTGAGCCAGGTCATGATTGGCGCTCCGACAAACACTGCAGCACCCCAAGTCCAGTAGATTTTGTCTACCTTGCGCTCCAGCACGCTGATACGGTCCACAGCCGTCCTTAGTTCGCCATCGTGCTTGTTGTTCTGCCGCTCAAGGGCTTCCTTGATTTCCTGCAGAGTCTTGTCAATGTGCTTCAAATTTTCCTCCACGCGGATCAGACGATCTCTGCTGTCGTTGCTGTCTTGAAATCCGCGTGAGTAGCGGCTGTCCTCAGTGTTGTTCATTATGAAATCGCTCCTAGCCTAGTGCCCAAGGAAGTCCAGGTAATGAAGCTGTTGCCATTGATTGCCGCGCCAGGCTGGCCACCAGCAGCGACGTAGCCAGGATTGCCAGCCGCACCGAGGTCGCCGCCTGAACCACCATTGCCGTTTGCATTCCATCCGCTTGCGCCACCGCCACCTGGACTGAGTGCAGAGCCTTGTCCACCACTGCTGCCAGAGATGTTGCCTGGGCCGCCGCTACCGCCGTCGCCACCTACGTAGCCTCGGCCTCCCCCGCCACCACCGCCCCCGCGCCAGTCACTACCGACACCTAGGTTCACTGAAAGTCCGCCGCCGCCGCCACCACCACCGCCTGCGATGAGGCCAAGGTTGTTGATGTTGATAGGAACTTGTGCACGTAGCGCCAATCCGCCAGGTGAGCCGTTATCTCCATTGGTGCCGTAGGCGCCCCCATTGCCACCCCTACCGCCTGCGCCCACGATGTTGCCGTTGTTGTTGAACAGCAGGAGGTAGCTACCAGCGGGAAAGCCTGTACCAGTGTCGAAAGCTGGCGTTGAGGTGGTAGTTGAGCCAAGGTAGACGCCGTTGTTGATGGTCACATTGGCTGTTAGAGGAATGACGCCATCCCAGCCAGCAGCAAGTGCCTGAGCCTTGAGGTTGAAGTTGGTGGTGCTGGCTGTGACCTTGTAGTTGAACGTGAAGCTGGGAGCGCTGCTTCTTACTGCGTGAAGGACTCCAGCCATCAGGTCACATTCCCCGAGATAACAGCCTCGGTAGCACTGAGAAACCAAACGCAAGCGAACCCGTAGGAGGAAATCTGCCTGTTACCCGTGTTGGTAGTGCCTGCTTGTCTCAGAGTGAGGCCAGAGCCCTGTGTCAGCGTCAACGCGCTGCCCGTGTTGTTGTAGAAAGTGAAAATGTCACCCGCTGCGAACACGTTGGCGGGGATAGTGGCCCCTGCGGTGATGACCACAGTTAGGCCCCTGTCGCTGAGCACTGGGTTGCCGCTGTTGCTGCTGACAGGCATGCTGCGCCACACGTCCACAAAGGCTGTGGTGGCGATAGCGGTGTTTGCTGTGCCCCTTGACTGGGTGATTGCAGACACGGCGTTACCGCCGATGTTTAGCCCTGCTGCAGTGCCCGTGATGTAGGTGGCGTCCACAGCCACAGGGCTGTTGACAACGAACTTGCTGCCGTCGAAGTAGATGCTGCTGGCACCACTGCCAAAGTAAATCGCACCCGTGCCGCTGGCAGCGCTGCGACGCACCGTTAGATCGCCGCTGGCAGCGATGCTGCTGGCTCCTGTGCCAATGGTGACGTTGCCCGAGAAGTCGGCTGAGGCTGCGTGAACAGCAGCCAGTGTGCTTGAGCCACTGACAACAAGGTTGCCTAGGGCAGTGTTGCCAGTGAAGGCGCTGGTGCCAGAAACAGTGAGTGTGCCTAGTGCTGCGGTTGTGGCGTTGACGTTGCCCGTGAACCTAACCGCCACAAGGCTGCCAGAGGCCACGATGTTGCCGCTGACTTGCAGCCTGTTGATGCCATCATCGGTGTTTGTGCCAAGGAGTATGCGTGCTCCCTGGACACCACGCAGCACCTCGGAGCCGCCAGCACTGAGAGCAATTGCGCCAGCGGTTGGACGGAAGACGCCAGTAGCCGATTCGCTGTTGAAGCCCATGCCTGGCACTGCGTTGTTGCCGTCTGCGATCTTGAGCTGGCCGATCATTGAGGCCTGGCCGTCACGGGGCAGTACGTTGGTAAAGGTGGCCGCTACGTCATTGACTAGGCCGTTGGCCCACGCGCTCTGGATAACTGTGCCTGTGGCAACTGGGTTGCCCGCTGGAGTTAGATATGTACCTGTGCCGTTGAATGGCATGTTTGCTTCCCTTGTTCTTCTTATTTATTTGCATGCCTGACCGCATTGGCGCGCACAGTTGTTAGAGCATCACTGCCTCCACATAACCCTCACCATCGGAGTACTTGGTCTCAAGGGACTTGGCGAACACTGCATTTGGTTCAACAGAACGGTAGCCCTCTGGCAGGGCCTGAGCGTGTCCAAGACGATGCGAGGTCACTAGGAGATCGCCTTTGCGCACACGTCCAATGACTTTCACAGGCACACGCCCCCTTAGTGCTAGGGCCACGCCCTGCGTCATGGAGTTCATGAGGTAAGCGGGCGCGGTAGACACAGCACCAGCAACACGTCTGTCCGCAAACTTTCCAGTGGTGGTGACTTCGTGCGTGCCCCCAAAGATCAGCACCGTTCCTGGCTCATAGTGCTTGTCGGACACGTACATCTCTGCCAAGTCCGCGTACTTGGCCTGTGTGGCTGTTCCGTAAAAAGTGCCCCACCATGCGCCGCTTGACCCAAGATCGACGCTGACGTTGGCAGTGGGATTGCAAGCAGTGATGCCTGTGAGACTTGCGCCAGTTATCTGCGCGTTACCCGTGCTGAAGTTTGCGGCTGTGAGGTAGGTAAAGGCCGCATTGCCAGTAAACGCAGCAGAGATGCTGCCACCAGTAATCTGCGCATTGGCACTGCTGAAGTTCGTAGCTACCAGAGTGCTGAATGCGCCAGTACCCGATATGCTGCCGCCCGTGATCTGTGCGTTGCCTGTACTGAAGTTGGCTGCGGTAAGGGTGGTCAACGCTGCATTGCCAGTAAACGCAGCAGAGATGCTGCCACCAGTAATCAGCGCGTTGCCTGTGCTGAGATTGGTTACGGTGGCTGAGGTAGCAACAAGGTTGGTTGCGGTGAGGTTAGCTGCGCTGACGCTGCTGGCGCTGCTGGACACGGCGTAGACGGTGTTCCACCAGTTGCTGCTGCTGCCGAGGTTGCTGGTCGCGTTGCTGGCGGGCACTATGTTGCCGTTGACTTGCAGTCGGTTTACGCCGTCATCTGTGGCGGTGCCAAGCATGAGACGACCATTGGCGTTGACCCGCAATACCTCATTGCTGGTTACCAGCACAGCAAGGTTCTGCGCTGCGGGTCTGTAAAGTCCTGTGTTCTGCTCGCTGTTGAAGCTGATGCTAGGAACAGAAGTGGTGCCATCCACCACCTTGAGAGCGCCTGACATTGCAGCCTGTCCGTCACGGGGCAGGGTGTTGTCGAAGGTCTGCTTGATGTCATAGAGCGTGGCGTTTGCCCACGCGCTTTGAATCGGGGTGCCTGAAACCACAGGGTTTCCAGGCGGTAGTGTGTATGTCCCTAGGCCGTTAAAGCTCATTCTTGTTATCCGTCTTCACTTATTTATTGCCATAGACGGATTACTGGGAGCCAGCACCTGCGCTGAGGGCTTTGGCGATGTAGCTTGCCATCGCAGGGTCGATCTGTGCGCCACTGGTGCCCGTGAGTAGCTTGACCACTGCGGGGTTCTGACTTGTGGCCATCTTGCCCAGCAGAAACTGCGCAGCCTTCTTGCCTGCCAGTGCGGGTAAGCCGATAACAGGCTCAATCACCGAGGCAGCAGCCAGTGTGCCGTCTGAACCTCCAACGCTCTTAGCGATGACGTCGCCCAGACCTCGCTTGTTCGCAGGGCCATAAAGCTCCGCTGCGGTGCTGCCTAGCTCCTGATAGGGAGCATCGCCCTTGAGGAACGCATTCTTGAAGCGCCCTGTCTTGGCTGCTTGCAGAATCTGACGAGGGCTGACAATCCCTGTGTCATTGCTTGCGGCCACCATCTTTTCCACTGCCTTGAGGTTGGCGTACTGCTTGTTGGCCATGGCGTAGGCCGCTTGCTGCTCGGGGTTCATGGCACTGGTCAAGGTCTGATTGACCTTGCCAATGAGCTGACTTGCGATGCGCTTTTCTGCGTTGCTCACACCCTGTGTCTGCACTAGTTCCTTGAGTTCGCTGTTCAAGCCCTGCAAGTCACGTCCGCTGACTGCTGTTCCTCGCTCTATGGCCTTGGTGAGGTTCTTGATAGCCTTGGTCACTGTGCTGTTGTTGGCAATGCCGTCTGTGAGCGGGTTTGCGGTGCCGTTGAGCAGAGTGCTGAGGTCGCTCTTCATGGCCTGCGGTAGCTTGACGGTGACGTTGGTTGCGTCATCCAGGGCACGCTGAATTGCGGGCCGTGCTGTGTTGAGCAAGTCGCTGTCGATGCTGCCCGACCACTTGCTGAGACCCACGCCCTCGGCAATCTTCGTGGTCAGCGCATCGTCTGCTAGCTGCTGCGCTGCTTTCACAGAGCCGTTGTTGGGCATTCCGTCGCTAATGCCTCGCCAGAACGGGCTAATGTTGCTGGCGCTGACTGGTAGCCCCTGCTGCTCTGCGCTTTTCATCAACGCAATGCGCTCTGCTGCGTCATCTGCTCCAGCCACCTTGTTAAAGCCCTTGGTGAACAGCTTTCCTGCGCCCAGCGTGACTGCGGAAGTTGCCCCGCCTAGCAGCGCCTCTGTGCCAATGTTTCGTGCGAACTGGCCGTCTTGTGTGGTGGGCGTGAATGCGCCGCTGGCTGCACCTGCTGCGGTTTGACCCAGGATCAAGGGGGTAGCTGCGCCACCAGTGGCCACACCAGCAGCAACGTAGGGCAGAGCCTTAACGCCAGCACTGCCCACCATTCCGCCCACAGTCTTGTCTAACTCTCGGCGTTCGGGATCATCCTCAATGCTCTTCTGTTGTTCTTGTAGCTGCTTGAGCCAGATGTTGTCCCCTGTGACTCGTGCACCAACTTGCTTGGCACCCTGCACCATGTCACCCACAGCATTTGCGCCGCCCTGCACGACGTTGGTAGCAAAGCCTTGCTCTGCAATTTTCTGTCTTGCCGCTGCGATTGGCTGGTAGCTTGCACCACCCAGAGTGGCAACGATCTGCTCACTGCTTTCTCCTGCTGCACGGCCCTGCTTGACTAGTTCCGCAGTGGCTGGGTTCTTCATTAGCTGATTGACAATGAGGTCAGGGCCAGCGCCACTCTTGGCCAAGTTGGTCACGTAGGCGTTGACTTGTCCCACGTAGGCGCTGGGATCGAGACGGCTGGTAATGTCGCTGACATACTTCTTGTTGGTCTCGAAGTTCTGTGGCGACACCTTGTTTGGAGCAGGCGCAGTGCCGTCCATTTGGTAGCGGGCGTTGTAAGCTCCACCGTTGTAGTGCGCCAGCGCGGCGTTGACGTTGCCGTCATACTGGTGAATCAGGTCTTGCAGGTAGTCCGCAGCGCCTCGCAGCGAGTCCACTGGGTCATTGACGTTTACCTTGTACTGCTTGGCGGTTTCGGGCATGAACTGAGTCAAGCCGCGTGCGCCCACGTTGCTGACTGCGTTGGGATTGCCCCCGCTTTCGCTGTGGACTAGGCTGGTGAGCAGGCCCTTGGGCAGTCCTCGGCTCTGCTCCAGGTAGTCGGTGACTTCGTTGAATACAGGATCAGCGCGGAAGTCCATTAGCGGCCTCCTGCTTTGAATGCCTCGTAGCTGAGTGGCTGGGGTGCAGCGCCAGGCTGTCTCAGCGCTTGTCCCTGGGGCTGAGCTTGACCTACGCGGAATCCGAATCGCTCGTCTATGCGCTGGGCGTTGTCTTCAATCTCTTGAATGATCTCGTTGGCGCGACCTATGAAGCCCTCTGTGCCCAACTTGTTGACGTCCAAGTTGCCCAGCGCCATCTCTAAGCGCTTGCCTTCTGCGTCGCTGTTGGCAGCACCTGCGCCACCACCTGCGGCCTTGAGACGAGCCATACCGTAGGCAAATATCTGAGACTTGAGACCTTCCACGTAGCTCTGTGCACGGCTTGCCTCTGTTGGCTGCTTGGTCAAGTTTGTCCAAGTCTGTGCTGCTGCGCCGCTTAGGCCAGCAGTGGAATCAATCATGGGCTTGCCCGTCTTAGGGTCAATGTCTGTGAGCCTGTTGAGAGACGCCTTGAGCGCGTCACCCATCTGCTTAGCTGCATCAGCTTCGGCTGCGGCCGCGCCCTGCTTGTCCACTACGTTAGGGTCACGTAGTGGCTGTCCGTTAACGCTCATGGGGCTCACGCTGCCGTCTGCGTATCGGTTGTAGCGGTTGCCTTGGCCGTCTGTGGTTTCTCCAATGATCTTGCCTCGACCACCCGAGCTAGCAGCACCCAGCGGCACTGCTTGAGTGCGGCCTGTAGCTGTGTCGGTGACCACTTGCACGAATCCGCCGTTTACAGGGTCAGCGTGCACTGTGCTGCTGTACCTGCCGTTCTTGCTGGCGAACATGGCATTCATCTGCGCTTGAGCTATCTGTGCGCCTTCTGGCCCTGTGCGGCTCAGCGCGATCAGCTTGGTGATGCGGTCATCCATGCTTGGAGCTGGGTTAGCGGTTGCCAACATAGGTTGCGCTGGAGCTTGCGCTGCAGCGGCTGCGGGCATAGGGGTTGGCATGGGTGCAGGCTGCGCGTTTGCGCCTGCTACAGGGCTGATTTGAGGGGCTGCAGGGGTGGGTAAGCTGGGGCTAAATCGCGGTGCTGCCGTTTGCGTTGCGGTGCTTGCCCAGGTGGGCTTTGCAACGGGCGCGGGCGCAGGGCCTGGCAGGGGCGCAGTGGGTGCAGCGGGATCTACCTGGCTGGGCATAGGCGCTGGCGCTGCGGACGGGATGCTGCCGTTGGTTGGCATTCCGCGTGCGTCTGGTGCGCCGAGGTTGAGAAACTTGGCCATTGCCTTACCGCCTTCCAGCAGGCGACGACTTGCTCGATCAAGAATGCCCTCTCCTGGGAGATAGCCGTACTCGTCCTCAAACTTCTGCTTTGGCGTGAGTGGTGCAGGCGCTGCAGTTGCTGCAGGTTCTTTGCTGGGTGGTGCTGCCTTGTCGCCCATGAGAGCTTTGGCTGCAAGACTGGGCTTGGCCACGTCGCCAACTGGTGGCAGTGCTGTGGCGGTAAGGCTGCTGGGCTGCACTGGAGTGGTGTAGGCAGCGGATGCCTCGCTCTGCGCTGTCACTGTGGGCTGCGAGGGCATTGCTGCTGCACTGCCTGCTGGCGCAGCGCCTGGGGTGTTGGGTTGTTCGTCTAACTTGGCCAACTGAACGCGCAGAGCTTCGATGCTGTCCGCGTCCAGCTTCTTCTGATCGTCGCTGGCACCCTTGTTCTCTTCTGCGCTGAGGTAGCCAAGGAGACCTTGCGCCAGTGCAGTTATAGGCGTTGAGCCGCCCACAAAGCCTGTGAAGTCGCCGCTTTTGATGAACTGACCTTGGCCGCCTAGACCTTGCCCTGTCTTCAGCAAGTAGTCAGCAGCCGCACGTCTGCGCTTGATCGCGTCTGCCTGAGACTGGTAGTTGAACTTGTTCCAGTCCTGCTGCTCCTGCTGCTTGTTAAACAAATCACTTAGCGCCATCTAGTTCCTCCTGCACCGCTGTTAGTCGCTGCATGAACGGCTCGACGGTGACTCGTATCTGTCTTAGTTTTTCCGCCACCACACGCGCTGTGTTTGGATGACGGGCTTGTAGGTATTTATGTGCGCCATGCTCAAGCCAGGCCGTGCAGTGCATGCAGTCGGGGGCACTGGTCATTCCATGGCTGTAGAACTCGGGCAGTTGCTGGCCCGCGTCTTTGATGTACTGCTCAACCTGCTCTGTTGTCCAGTCCTGTATCGGGTAGAAGATGGTGAAGCCGTCCACGGTTTGGCCACTCTTGATATGGCTCTTGGGCTCGTCACTGTCACGCTGCCCACGAAGCATCAGCGTTATTCCGTCAAGTTGCATCCTGTCATGCAGGGGTGCCATGTGTGACATGTAGCAGCAGGCATAACGGTCTATGAGCTTGACGTGGCCTGCGATCATCTCTGCGCCCCATGGCCAGCTTGCGCCCGCTTGCATTAGGTCCGAAGGCCATCCGTGCTTGAGTCGTGTCAGCTCAACGCTGCCCTTGACCTCGACAAAGTTAGGAACCCACTGCTTGACCTGCTCGATGACTTGACGCGTCTCGGGATATTCGTCTCCAGCGTTGCTCCAGTACACGGTGAGCATGTGCCAGTAGGGTTTGAGCAGCAACAGCATGGCCAAGCTATCTCTACCGCCCGAGAACTGCAGAGCCACGCGAGGCGAATGCCTGCGGATTAGTTCGTGCAAGTCCATGTTAGAAGTACGCTGCCGCCATAGCCAATGAGCCAACCAGCGCGTTGTTAGACGAGTTGGCTGCTTGCTGCTGCGCAGCTACACCGCTGTTCCACTGGCCCATAGAGCTTGCCGCGCCGCTGTAGTCGGCCCCTGGCACGTAGCCTGCGTTGGTGAAGTTGGGCAGTGCTGGTGACTGCACTTGCTGTCCAGTCAGCACCGCGTTCATGCTGTTCAGCGGCTGTAGATAGTTCTGCAGCGCCGTCTGGTACTGCATGCCAAAGTTCTGCAGGGCCTGATCCTGGGCCTGCCCCACTGCTGCGTTGCTGGCTTGCTGGGCACTGCTGTCTGCGCCGTAGGCTGCTAGGGCTTGGTTGTAGTTCTGGGCTTGAGCCTGATTGCCCGCACCGTAGCCAGCAAGCGCGGCAGCGTACTCGCTGTTGGCAAGCTGACTGCCTGTAATCACGGCCTGATTAGCTGCTTCTGTGCGTGTCTGAGCCTGCGTGCGTTGCAGGTTCTGCATGGCGTTGTTGTACGCCTCAGTGCCTGGCGTAAGTCCCTGCAGGCGTAACTTGCTGTCAAGGTTGGTGGCGTCCTGCTCCATCTGCGGACTAATCAGCGCCATCTTTGCGTCGTAGGCAGCACGGCTACCTTCGCTGATCCTGTCGGCGTCAAAGGTGGGAGCGTTGGTGTTGACAGGTGTTAGGCCGCTGCGATCAAAGCCTGCGAAGTTCTGCTGCACAGGGTTGACGCCCTGCAAGTAGCCGCTGAGATCGGGGGCGTTGAAGCCCTGCCCCATGGTCGTCGTAACTTGCCCCTGCAGCGTTTTTGCGAGGTCAGATTGGCTGTTCTGTATCTGTTGCTGGTTGTCCAGCGCACGCTGCATGTCGGGCGTGAGGTTGATTTGCTGCGTCCACTTCTGGGATACAGGGTCCTGTATCCATGTGGAGCTACCCCAAGGCGTTTCCTGATCTGGCCTGTTGGCGGCGGTCTGGTACTTGAGGTTTTCGAGGTTGCCAGCAGCAGTCTCTGCCGCCGCGCCTCTGTAGTCTGGTGGAGGTGGTGCAGAAGACGACTTGTAGGCGATCCATCCCCCTCCTATCTTCTTCTGTGGAGCCCAGTAAAACGGCTCGTCCTTCCATACTTTGTATGACATTCTTTTTCCTTGTTCTTATCTTGCCCACTTGCTTGCGAGAAATGCTTTCTTGCTCCAGGTGAACAAGTGACCGTCACGCCCATCCCCAAACCAGTCTTCAATGCGGCATCCGTATTTATGGCCGAGACGTTCATGCAGGGCCTTGGCAGCTAGGTTGTCGTCCTCAACCAGCATGTGTATGCACAGCTTTCCGCAGTGCTGGAATGCGTACTCGTAGACAGCGCGAATAAAGCGCTTGCTGGCCCACATGCAGGGGCTAGAGGCTATGGATAGCTCCACGCTGTTGTTCGTCCAGTTGCTGTAAGCGACTACAGCGAGGATTGACAGCGTTCCGTCCTCGGCTTGTGCGAGGTGGCTTAGGGTGCGGGTGGTGGCTGGATCAAATCGAACACCTAGCTGATCGTGCAGGTAGTCCAAGAAGGCGGGGTGCTGTTCGTAGACGATCAGGTGCTGCATTAGCCGAACTGACCCCCTGGGGAGATAGTCCAACTGGTAGCAGGCCACAGCGTGTCCGAGGTCACGGACATGGAGATTGCAAAGGCCAGGTACTCGCCTGGGTAGCAAGCGGGCGTTGACCACTGGTTGTAAGGCACCAGCGTGCCACCCCATACCACCCAGTAGCTGTCCCAAGTGGCAATGTCCCAAGTGGCAGATGACGAGGCGTTGAGAGACGCTGCACCAACAACTGTGCCTAGGTTGAAGTCCGTGTTGATACCTATGCTGACCGTTGGATTGGTCTGCCCTGTCTGGAAGAAGGGACGCACCAGCACAACCTGCTTGATGGAGCCTGCAGGTATCTCGGGCGTGGCCATAGAGTCAAAGGCGGTGAGAGCGTTGGCCACGATGTTGTTGCCGCCCGTGCCGTTAATGTCTGCCCCGTCTTGCCAGCCAATGAAGGCAAGCGCCACGTGGTCTTCCGCCCCAAAGTACAGCGCGTCATTGAAGGTGCCAAAGCAGGCAGCAGGCCAACCCTTGAACTGGCTCCAGGCGCGTGCGTTGGTCTCGTAGCAGAACTGGAAGTTGTTGTCCTGAATCAACTGCGGGATGTTGAGCAGCACCACGTTCTCCGAGGGGTAGACCACAAGTTCAAACCCCTTGATGGTGCCCAGCGTGCTCGTAAGCTCTGAGATGGTGGGTGCGATGGCGTAGGTCAGAGCTGCTGTGCGCTCCAGTCGTGCTGACTGGAGGTACTTGCTGAGGGGGAACAAGCCGTCCATGCTCAGAACCAGCAAGTCGCCTTGGTACTGCACTGTGCAGCGGCGTCCCACGGGACTACCTAGCTGAAACTGGCCCACAAGGCCCCAGCTAGTGGCTACAGCAGGATCATTGCCAGCAAAAATCACCACGTCACCCTTGGTGCTGATGGCGACAAGCATGGACTGAGTGCCAGCAACGCCGCCAGTGTCCATAGTCCATGTTTCCAGCTTGTGCAGTGCGCCACCACGGGTGAACAGCGGGCCAAAGTCAAAGGCGTTGAGTTGACCGCCAACAGAGGCGATGGAAGTGTAGAAAGCCTTGCTGCTGTTGCTGGCCACGAACCATAGACGCTGCTGATGCAGTACCACGTCTATGAACGCGGTTATGTTTACTGTGCTTCCGTTGTTGTCGTTCTGTGAGAACTGTCCAGGCCCCGAGGGTGTGGCAACCTGTGAGCAAGCGCTCCAGCTTGTGCCGTCAAAGAGGCGCGGAGAGTCCACCCCATTGACTGCAATGAGGTAGTTGGATGATGAGGTGCTATAGGTCTGAGTGGCATGCTGCCAGTAGGCGTTAGCCCCAGCGCTTAGTCCAGTGACCACAGGCGAGCCGATTGCGCCACCATTGGTAATGTCAAAAATCTCGCTGCCTGACACGGCAAACAGCTTGCTGTTGGACGCGACCTTGGAGTTGTAGGGCAGCAGTGTGGTCACAGGCGTTGTGAACCCCGTAGACCACTTTCTGTAGCCCTTGCGGGGCTTGCAACCGCGTGGTGCAGCGATGAAGTTCTGCAGGCTCAGCGCGTAGGCTGGGTCCATGGTTGCGAGGCTGTCAATGCTGTTGAGTCCTTTGTTAGGGCTCGGACGATTGACCTTGATTGCGGTTGTACCCTGCGCCCTGTAACTGGTTAAGGCGTTAGGCATTCCAAGTGCCCTCGGGTATGTTCGCGCCAGATAGCAGGTGCAGGCGTCGGCCTCCAAGCAGGTTCAGTCTCTGGCTTGGGGTGTCGCTGCCCTTGGCCATTTCGTATGCGCGTCTGTAGTCAACCAGCGCTGCAGTGGTGTCTTGGTTGATGCTGGCCAGCCAGCGATACTTGGTGCCGAACACCACAACACGGCTGTCGAAGCGGCAAATGTCGCTGTCCTGCGTAAAGTCGTCCTTGGCGTTGCCTGTGCCACCGTCAATGACGTAGTTCTTTGAGATGTACTCCATGGCCACATTGATCGCCGCTGCGCCAGGAGCAGGGTTGAAGGCAATCACGTTGTTCCACACGCGGTACATCTGCGTGGGATTGGTGCCCGAGTTGGTTGCTTGCAAGTACTCCCATTGCTGCGGCGTGAGGGAGCCAATCAGCATCCTGCGACTCGCTGTGTCGTAGGAGGTATTGCTGAGAAAGCGATCAATGTCGCTGGGTAGCGGGTAGTCCGTTTGTCCCTGTGTGGTGCTAAACGTGTAGCGGGTCTGGAGAAATTGCCAGTCGTACTCGCTGAGCAGTACGTCACAAGTCGCACGCACAAGGGCGATAAGCTTGGATATGTTCTGGTCGTTAGCGGAGACTGCGACGTTGGGCACTGGCAAGTTCAACTCGCTGGCCACGGTTTGTATGATCTTTAGAATTGTTTTTTGCGCCACTCGTCGCGTCTCCCTGTCTTGTCGATTTATTTATCGTCGGCAGCAGCCTTTTTGGTTGGCTTAGGTTGTGCTGCGTTTGCTTCGACAAGCTTCATTACCGATTCAAGCTTTGCGTTCATCTCCGCCATCTGCGCGTTGTGTGCTTCCTGCTGCTCTTCCAATTGCTGCTTGAGCAGCGCGTTCTTCGCTACGTCACGAGCGTCTTCTAAGAACTCTTTGGCTTTGGCTTTGAGTGAGTGGAATCCGCGAAGCACACCCGAAACGCTGTCCGAGAGGTTGGCTAGTTGCTCCACTGTGTGTACGCCGTGGTACTCAAGCTCTTTGATCTGTGACGGTGTTAGAACGGGCCACAAGCTCAATGGGGTTCCCACGATCTTCTGTCCCATACCCTGCTTGAATGCCTTGTATTCATTGGGGTACTGCCAGATGTAGAAGTCAGTGACTGGGCAGTGCTGAGTGAGGTCACGATTGCCTGGGACGACAATGGTGATGAACTCCATGTCAACGTACTTAGGTACGCCCTGCGCTAGGTACGTTTCCAGCTTGCTTAGAACTGGTTGCACGCTGAATGTCACTTGGTTTTGGTCGTTTGCGCCAAAGTCGGGGTGATAGACAAGGCGGCCTGTAATGGGGTCTCGTCGCCCGCGTCGCTCGTCTTCTTCAAATCGGTTGCCAAGGTTGGCTGTGCTTGCTTTAAGGAACAGCTCATGGCGCTGCTCGTCGGTTAGATTGCTTAGGTCTGTCATGTGTTTTCCTTTAGGTGGGACTTGCCCTTGTTATCGGGGGTCTCCTGTTGGTTTGCGTGCCGTATTGCCTGCTGTGTATTTAGTGAAGGCAAAAGAAAAGCGCCCCGAAGGGCGCTTTTTGTCTGCGTGAGCAGTGCTTAGCCGTTGCCGTTGAGGCTTGGTCGGTTTAGCTGTGCGTAGGCAAAGCCAGAGCTTGGAGTGCCGTTAGCGGAGATGAACTTCATTCCGTCAATACGGTCACCAGCTACAACTGTCACGGAAGGTACGCCAGCGGTAGAGGTCACGTAAACGTTTGCTCCACTGGTTGCGCCTGTTTCCTTGACAACCGCAGCGCCGCTGATCTGGTACCAGCCGTAGGTGCTGCCAACAGTTGCTGCGGTAGCAACTGCAACAGGACCGCGTGTGCCAGCAGCAGCAGGGGTAGTTGTCTGGTTGTAGGTGTCGTAAACGACAGTAGAACCAGCAACAGTACCTGTGTTGCCTTTGAGGTACATGAACTCACCTTCGCCTAGGGTTTCATCGAAACCGCGGGCGATAGTTCCTACGCGAGCAGCAGCAGCGGTGTCGATACTGCCAACTGCGCTTGCACCTAAATGGGTTGTGATCTTGTATGTCATGTTCTGTTACTCCCTGGATTAGGTGTTGCTGAAGATACCTTGGAACTGAGCACCAGAGCTTGTCATGTTGCCAGCCCATGCGAGGGTCTTCACAGTCGCGTCTTGATTGAATGACTGCTTGTCGTCAAGTGCAATCATGTTGCGAGCTGCGTGTGGACGCCAGCGTAGGTACTTGGTGTTGAGGAAGTAGGCAACGTTGGTGCTGATACCGCTTGCGGCAGTGTCAAACACAACAGGGATGCCTTGGAAGTCGATGCTTGCGAAGCCAGCGCTTGCAGTGGTTGCGTTTGTCACGCGCTGCATTGCTTGCAGAGAAGCCTCGAAGATCGCGTAGACGGAAGATCCAGCGATGATGACGTTTGGACGATCTGTACCACGGGTCAAGTCAGTGATGAACTTGTTCCAGTAGCCAAGAATGGTTGTGCTGGTAGCTACGCCAGTACCGTCAACACTTGCTTGGAACTTCTTGTTCTGCCAGAAGCTGTTAGCTGTTTGGCTACGGTCGATACCGCCGTAAGTGTTGGTTGGGGTTAGAGTAACTGCTGCGGCTAGACCAGTGATGTTCTTGCCGTTGTTGCCTGTACCGTCAAGGTAGATGTGACGGTTCAGCAGGTTCTGCATTGTTGCTTCGGCAACCTTTACGCGTGCCTCAACGAGGTCAATGATCGCTGCCTTGCCTGCGTTGATAAGCTCGTCACGGCCACTGAAAGTGACTGGAACTGCGTACTGGCAGACTTGATACTGTGCGCCACTGATGACGTCTTGTGCTGCGGTAGGTAGGGTGTCGTAGCCGCTGTATGAGCCACCGTTGCCGTTTTCAGCAAAGCTGAAGGCTTCGTTAATCAGCGTACCACCGCTGAAAGTTACTTCGTTGCCGCTTTCTTTGATCCACTTGAGTGCGGCGTTGTGTGCTGTTACGTTGTCAGCAATGTCCTTGGAACGGGCTTCGATTGTTGTTGCCGCCAAGTCGGACAGATTTGGAAAACTCATTGTTTCCTCCTTATATTTTTGTTATTCAGTTCTGCTATAAGGAGCTGTTGTTCTTGCCTTAGGGAATATCTGAACAAGTCCACCGCGTTCACTCCTGAGGCGTTGATCGAGGCAAAGGAGAGATGACGATGACCCAGATCAGTTTCGCCGATGCCGAGCACGCCAGCAAGAAGAAACACACACG